GGTTCAACAATTACCGAGCCGACGGCGGGGGAATACAACGAATACGCCCGGATACAAACGGACCCGGCCGACTGGAATGCTGCTGCCGCGGGGCTCATCGACAACCTGAATGCCATCACGTTCCCGAAGCTCTTGACCGGCACCGGGTGTACGATTCTCGATTTCTGCGCATGCGATTCCCTGACGGCCGGCAACATGCTGTTCTACGGGACGCTCGGCACTAGCATGCCCCTGGTGGTCGGGTCAACGCCCGAATTTGAGGCAGGTGACCTGGATACCTCTCTGGACTAGTGATGTATCAGTTTTTCCTGGCACAATCCTCGGTCGGCGCCCCCGCGACGTCAGAGCTGACGTTTGGGGCACAGGGGCAACTGTCAGCCATGTGCGGGATGGAGGCCGCAAGCGGGCTGGCACTGGACGTATCGGCCGGCCTGGGCGTCGATGCGGCGTGCGTGACGACCTGCGGCATGGCCATCACTGCCGACGTCGTGCTATCTGTGCAGGATGCCCTGTCGGGAACGTCGCAGCTTGCGGTTACGGCCGAAGGCGCCCTGTCGGCCAACCATCCGATGATCGGCGAGGCAGCGTTCGTGTTCGATACCGAACCGGCACTCAGTACGACGGTTGCCGGCGAGGCACATAGCATGCTATCGCTCACGGCGGATCCGGCGCTGAGCAGCATAGCCGGCCTGTTGGGCGCCTCGGCACTGTCGTTGGCCGCCACCCCGAACCTATCGGCCGTCCACGGAATGGGGGGGGCGAGCGGTTTCGACCTTGGCGTTGAGAGCTCTGGCGTGATCCTCAGCGGCCTATCCGCTACAAGCGGGTTCGCGTTCTCCAGCGAGGCCGCAATATCGGCCAATCACCCAATGGCCTCGGTTGTTGCCATCGAATGGCTGTCTGCGGCCGCGTTATCTGCCCGATGCTCGCCTGTCGCTTCCGCGAGTGTTTCCCTTCTCTCATCCGGGAATCTCTCCGGCCTGTCCCAGATGAGGGCACACTCTTTATTCGCATTGGTGGCGGCAGGCGGCATTCGGCGGATTGACTCGCTGTCCGGGTCGACCCAGATTGTTTTCGACGCCGCGGGCCCTACGGCAATACGCTGCGGGCTCGCCGCCTTGGTGCCGTTTGCCCTCCAGGCCACGGCTACGGCTTCGCACTGGCGACAACTGGTCGGCTCCAGCCTGCTCGTCTTCACGGTTCCAAATGCGGCCATAGACAACAAGACGCCGCCGCTGGTTCTGCCCGTAAATATCTCGCGGACCCCGCGGGTGGACGTCGAGGTAAGCGTGAGCGTATGATAAACGTACAGATGAGCCGTGCGCCACGAGTAACCGTCGAGACGGTTCGGGCGTATCGCGTGACCGTCGCGAGCATGGCAACGGCGAGAGTGGACGTCGGCGTATCGCGGGCCCCACGGCTCACCGTGAAGATGGAGCAATAATGGGCGCGGAAAAGATACACCAAGGTGATGTCGGGACGGTCATCGAACTGCTGATTCTACAGGCCGGCACGAACACCCCGGAAGACGTGTCCGATGCCACGACGATCACTGTGCGCGTCGAAACGAAGGGGGGTACGGTAACCGAGCACGTGGGTTCGTTCGTGACCGATGGTGCCGATGGCCTTATCAAATTCACGAGCGTGGCCGGAACTTTTGGGGTTGCTGGCGAGGCGAAGATCCAAGGATACCTCGAGAACGCCGGGGGGACGAAAAAGCATCATACGACGGAGTACACGGTCGTAGTGCATGACGTTATCGCATAGGAGCATCAGGTGCCTTATCCCAACGAGCACGCTGTCAGGTTGAACGCCCCCGCGAAATACGAGCGACTGCGGCGGGAGAATGACAAGCTGGGGGCAGGCATTGACACGATCTGGGGCGTGCTTCCAGGAGGCAAGGTCGAGATTCAGGCCCTTCGCTTTGACTCAGCGAAGTTCAGTGTCGCCCAACTCCGTGCCTGGCTGTCGGAGCACAAGATGTCCGGCACGATCGAACCGGCTGCGAAAGAGGCGTCGTTGTCTTACGGTAACTTCATGGCCCGATGGATGGAGAGCAAAGGTGCCGCCAGGCAGTTCCCGAATACGGAAGCTCGCTGGATCGCGGGCAGGATGAAATGGCGTGGAAGCCCTCAACGAAAGACCGGGTCCTAACCTCGGGTTGACCCCGACGTGGAACCACTACACGTTCCATCCCATCCAATGGCAGGTGTGGGAGGACCCCGTGCGCTTCAAGGCCGTACCGGCCGGGCGAGGCAGCGGCAAGACGGATATGGCGAAACGCAAGCTGGTTGCCTCGCTGTTGTTTGATCCGCTGTCGAAGTTCTCTACCGACCGCCGGTATTTCTACGCCGGACCGACGCGCCAGCAGGCGAAGCGGGTAGCCTGGCGGGACATCAAAAAGCTGATCCCGGAAAGCTGGGTAGCATCCACGGACGACATATCTGAATCGGAACTACGGATCACCACGAAGTTCGGCTCAGAGCTATGGATACTCGGCCTGGACAAACCGGAACGCATCGAGGGCGTACAATGGAACGGCGGGGTGCTCGATGAGTCGTGCGATCTGCGGCCCAAGATTTTTGACCTGAACGTCGTGCCGGCGCTGAGCTGGCGCCGTGGCTGGTGTTGGCGGATAGGCGTACCGAAGCGCTCGGGTCCATCGGCCATCGAGTTTCGGGAGTTCTTCGAGGCCGCGTCGGCCGGCGAGATGCCCGAGGCCCGCGGATACACGTGGCCCAGTTCTGATATCGTCCCGAAGGAACTACTCGAATACGCTCGCAAAACGCTGGACCCCAAGGACTACGCCGAGCAATTCGAGGCCATGTTTCAGACGGCGGGGGGTGGAATCTATTACTGCTATGACGACAGCGAAAACGTCAGGCAGTGCAGCTACGATCCGCACATGCCACTCATCATCGGCAGCGATTTCAACGTCAACCCGCTGGCTTGGATCATCGGCCAGCGGCGTGGGGATACCCTCGAGTGGTTCGATGAAATCTGGTTGCGCGATGCGACTACACGGGATGCCCTGGATGTCCTGTGGGGCAAGTACGGCACGCACCAAGGCGGCTTTCAATTCTTCGGCGATGCGACCAGTACATCACGGCACACCTCGTCATCGGAGACCGACTACGCCCATATCCACAATGACGCGCGTTTCAAGCAGGCCGGCCGCATAGTACGCTATCCGCGGTCGAATCCGGCGCTGAAAGATCGCTACGCATCATCGAATGCGATGTTCAAGAACGCCGACGGCGTGCGGCGAATGGCGGTGGCCCCGACGTGCGTCCATTTGAGGCAGGATCTGAGGACCCGGACTTACAAGCCGGGCACCTGCGAGGCCGAAGACCGTGGGGCGGACATGGGGCATATTGCCGACGCGATGGACTATGCGGTGTGGATGCTGTTCCCGATCCAGTTCGGCGTAGAGCAGGAGACGGGCTCGATCTATATCTCTGAAAGGGCGGCATGATGGGCTGGCTGCGAAGAGCACTGCGATTGGCCGGGGACGCGCCAAGGCTCACAGAGCAGACGGGCGGCCAGGATAGCTCAGTCGCCGTCGGTTGGGGTACGACATACCTGCTGAACCCGTTGCCCGTTGCCTATAGCACGTATCGCACGATGCGCAAGGACCCGACCATCGTCCTGGCCCGGGCGATGGCCGTGGCACCTATCGTCGCCGGGGAATGGATGGTCGAGGCCGATGATGAGGTCGATGAGGATCGCGTGAAGTTCGTTCAGGATCAATTTCTTGGTATCCGGGAACCCTTCATCGAGACCGCGATGCTGGCCGGCATAGACTTCGGCTGGCAGGCATTCGAAAAAGTCTATGCCGAGCAGGACGGCCAGATCGTTCTCAAGAAACTGAAACCCCTGTACCCCGACATCACCACGATACTTGTCGACCAGGCCACGGGGGCATTCGCCGGATTCCGCCAGAGGTCGGAAGACCTGCCGTTGGCGAATTCGCTGCTGATCTCCTTCCGTGTCGAGGGCACGCAATGGCACGGGCAGAGCCTGCTGGAAAACGTCCGGGCGACATACAACGAGTGGACGGCCGCCAACGAGGGAGCCGGCAGATACGATACGAAGCTCGCTGGCTGTCAGCCGGTCATCAAGTACCCGCCGGCCGACGAATACGTGGACAACACGAAGACGCCGAATCAGACTATCGCCAAGGAGGTTCTGCAAGGCCTGGAGGCCGGTTCCGGCATCACCCTGCCGCGGAGCCGCACGAAGTATGCGGGCGGCCCGAACGAACCGAAAGAAGACGCATGGGATATTTCGCTGCTGGCCGATAGCACGACCCGTCAACCCGGATTCCGCGACCGTCTCGACTACCTCGACAAGCTGAAGGCTCGCGGGCTCCAATGGCCGGAGCGGGCGATACTGGAAGGCATGTTCGGCACGAAAGCGGAGGCCGGTGCACACCAGGACTTGGCGCTGACGAATGCCGACCTGTTGCACCGGCACGTCACCCGGCTGCTCAACTGGCATTGCGTCGACCAACTATTGGCCCTGAACTACGGTGAGGAGGCCCGCGGGACGGTCCGACTCGCCGCCGCGCCGCTGGTGAACGTGAAGATGGAGTTCTTGCGTGAGGTTTTGCGGGCGATGCTTGCCAAGGATGCGGTGTTGGCTGAACTGGTCACGATGCTTGACGTTGACGGGATACTTGATATGTTAGGACTCCCGAAATCAGAGGAGGTGGTGCAGGATGATGAGGCTCCGGAACCTGCACAGCCGGGGATGGATATCGAGGACCCCCTGGGAGCCACGGTAGGGCAGGCCTATGGCGACAATGGTCGCTAGCACACGACGGCGGTTGGCCAGAACGTACGATCGCGACCTGGGTCAGATCGTGCGACGGGGAACAGCCGCAGCCGGTCGCATTGGCTTCAAGGCGCAGGGGGCGACGTTGGCGGCCTTTCGGCGGCGCACCGGCGACCCGCTGGGGGTGCTGTCCCGGCAACTCGCTAGAGCTATCCCATTGCTCCGGGACGCTATGTTGACCGCCCACTATCAGGGGATCATCCGGGTCGGCCTCAGTCGTCCCGAACTCGCCGGCGAGCTATCGTTGTCAAGCCAAGCGTACGCCGGCTCGCTGCGGGCCCTAAAGTCGCGCTTCGAAATGCCCGTGACTCAACTTGATGCCCTGGCGGCACGATATGAGGCTGAAGCGGTCCGGGTGATCCAGGGGGTGAGCGCTGCGGTCGAGAAGCGGGTGCAGCAGGCGATCATCGCTACGCAGTCACAGGGGCTGCACGTCGCCGCGGGCCTCAAGGAACTGGGTCGAGCGTTCAAGGCCTCGGGCTTGACGCCCCGGAACAGCTTCACGCTGGAAGCCGTGTTTCGCACGCAATCGCACATGGCGTACTCAGCCGGCCGCTGGCATGCGAATCAGCACCCGGCCATAGACCAGATACTGTGGGGATACGAATACGTTACGGTCGGGGATGACCGCGTGAGGGCGTCGCATGAGGCACTTGACGGCACGAAGTTGTCGAAGAACGATCCGCAGTGGAACGTCTTGTTCCCACCCAACGGATGGGCCTGCCGCTGCCAGGCCATCGAGGTATTCGACGAGGAGGAGGTCGTGCGTCCACCGCAGGTTACGGAGATAAACGGTCGCCAGGTGATACCCGGCGCCGATGCTGGTTTCCGGTTCAACCCAGGTCGTCTGTTTGGCGGCATGGAACCACCGGTTTTGAAGAGCAGGAGACGTTGACAGACCGCTGCTGCTAGCGCGGTTGCCAAAAAGACAGGTGATGCCGGGGGTCATGGCCCGGCAGGTGCCGTTTCCACCACGACCTGAACGGGGGCGTGTAGGTGTATCCTATACGCCCCCTTCTTTTTGGCCTGTGAAAGGGTGTCCGATGGAAGACGTTTTTCATCTCTGCCTAGATCATGCCCCGTTCTTGTTCTTGTCGCGGACCGAGAAGAAGGCAGATGGCAGCACCACCGGGAAGTTCCGAAAGGAAATCATCAAGGTCGGTCAATACTACAAAGCGTCGGACGATCTCCATTTCGAGATTACGGATCAGACGTTCGCTCACTGGATTGCCCAGTTCGCGGAGATGAAAAAGAACGGGATCAAAATCCCAGTGCCGATGGGACACAGTGAGTCGGATGACAATAACCGGGGGTGGGTAACTGATCTGTTTGTTGACGGCGATGCTTTGGTGATGACCTGCGAGCTATCCGATCGGGACCTGCATAGCCTCGTCAAGCGCAATGATGTATCGGTCTACTCACCCCCCGAGTGGACGGACACCAAGGGGCGCAAGTACGTCAGGCCGATTAGACATATAGCGTTGACGCCGGTCCCGGTCATTCCGGGTCTGGATGAATTCAGACCGATCGCTGCTTCATTTGGAAAGGAAACTACGATGGCAGTGGACCTGAAGAAACTCGGTGCCGACATCGGCATCACAGAGGACCTGACCGACGACAACGCGGCTGCGCTGATTCTCGGTCATTGCACGACGTTGAAGGAGGTCGCCGACAAGGCGGCTACGAAAGCAGAGGCCGCAGTGAAGGAGGTCGAAACGCTCAAGGCCGCGACGGGCAAGCCGGCCCCGGAGCCTGATAGCACATTGCTATTACTCGCCCACGACAATCGGCAGATGAAGCTCGATGCGCTCGTGTCAGCCGGCAAGATCACGCCCGCAGTACGCGACAAGCTGAGTGGGGCGTTCATCGGTGCCGACAACCAGGCACTCAAGCTCAGCCTGCAAACCCGTACGGCCGACACCTTCGACGATGTTGTCAAGGCTCTGGCTGAGAATGACCCGGTGAAGCTCGGCGAGCT